CCCCGTCCTCTATATACTGCATGGTGCCCGTCCGCTTAATGGGAAAGGTGCGGTATAAAAGGTTACGGTTTGCCTTATAATTGCTATCCATTTCCACGGTTAAGACAATATTTCTTTCCTTTGCCGTGGCTCCCTGGTAAGTGCTGCCGTCCGTTGTGGTGTTTTCGCTTGTTACTACATTACTTTCAATGCCGTAAATTCCCTCTATATCCAGTAAATGGAACGGGGTAAACTCGTCCCAGGTAAAGGTCAATGCCACGTTTTTATCACTGGTGCATATCACTTTAATATCTGACATTTCCGCTTACCCCCTTTGCATTGCCAAAATCATGCTTCTTGTCTGTAATCTCGTTTGTCTTGCTACTTCATACGGACTTAACGCCTTGGGGCTTGTAATGTTCACATTCTGAACATATCCGCCACCACCTTTTCCGGCGTTCTCCATGGCATGGTTTCTTGCACTTCCCGTAAGTGGTGTAACAACGGCTTTTCCGTTTACCATGCTAAGAAGTTCCGGCCCGGCTTCTGCCACCATGGCCGTGCCCTCTCTAAGCACGCCGCCTTTTGCCAGTCTTGGTAATGACAATTCCCCTATTTTTCCCAGGGAAACGCCCGGTATTTCATTGATAATTCCAATTACACCGTTTATCATGCGGATAAATTTATTTACAACGCCCTCAATGGTAGCCAAACATGAGTTAATGGCAGATTTAAAGGCATCCCCTACGGCTGAACCGATTTTTACACCTACGTCAACGAAACATCCCTTAATTTTCTCCCACAAGCCGGAAAAGAAAGAAGTCACGTTGGCAAAGGCGTTTTTAATATTGGTCCATGCGTTTTGAAACTGGGTACCGAACCACTGTGGCACTGCTGCCAGGGCCGTTTTAATTTCCGTCCACCGGGCACCAAACCAGGAACCAATTGCCGCAAATACGTTTGTCGCATTGGTATAGGCGTTGGTAAACATGGTAAGAAACCACGTTGCCACCTGGGCCAGGGCGTTTTTAATATCCTGCCACCGGGCACCGAACCACTGGCCGATTGCCGCAAATACGTTTGTCACATTGGTATAGGCGTTGGTAAACATGGCAAGAAACCACGTTGCCACCTGGGCCAGGGCGTTTTTAATATCCTGCCACCGGGCACCGAACCACTGGCCGATTGCCGCAAATACGCCCGTCACGCCGTTATAGGCTTCTGTAAATCGGTCAATGAACCACTGACCCACGCCCTGGAATATGGCAACTATTCCGTTCCACAAATTTTGGAAAAACTGCTTTATATTTGCCACAAAATTATCCACAAATTCCCGGAACGCTCCGCAATTATCGTAAAGAAGTTTGAACGCTCCGGCAAACGGGTTTACGATAAGCAATAAAAGCCCCTGCCAGTTATTTTTTATAAAATCAACCACGGTGTTAAAAGCGTTTGGCAATGTTTCCGTGAAAAATGTCTTTATTCCGTCCCATGCGGCAAAAAACGCTTTTTTAATGGATGCCCAAATGGCATTTACTCCATTTCTGAACCACTCGCACTTGTTATAAAGCGTTACCAGGATGGCTATAACCGCCGTGATTGCCGTTACAATCAATATGATGGGGTTTGCTGCCAATACTGCATGAAACGCCGTAAATGCCGCCTTTGCCGCTTTGACGGCCGGGCCAATCTTTCCCACAACGGTTATGATGTTTGAAATGCCCGTGGCTACTTTTCCAAAAATGATAAGTGCCGGACCGATTGCCGCCACTACGGCCGCAATCTTAATAATGGTTTCTTTCTGGCTCTGGCTTAAATTCTTAAACCACTGTGTAAACTCTTTCACTTTTCCCACCACTTTTGTAATGGTCGGCTGCAAGGAACCTAAAAGAGTAGTGCCTAGGTCTGCCGCTGCCAGTTTCAAATTATTGGCCGCCACCTTTGCTTCATCCCACGGGTCCTGCGTGGCATTAAATGTGTCCTCAACTACGGTTCCGTAATCTTCCATGGATGATGAAAGACTTTCAAGGTCAATTCTTCCCTCACGGATGGCGTTTGACATTTCCGCCGCCCCTTTGGTTCCAAATACTTCCTGGGCAATGCTTAACGCTTCCGTTTCACTGGATGCGTTTTTGATTTTATCAATGGTAAGGCCCAGGGCTTCGTCAACGCTCTTGCCCTCGTCCGTGTATACCTTTATGGATTTTCTTAACCCTGCCATGGCCGTATCTGCATTTACGCCGTTTGCTTCAAACTGTGCCAAAAGGTTTGTGGACTGCACCAGGTTAAGCCCCATTTCTTTAAATGTGGCCCCATTCTTCTGCAAACTGTCCATAAGCGTGTCCACACTTATGCCCGTTTCCTGGCCTTTCTTCGTGAGAAGTCCCAGGACGTTGCCCGTTTCGGATGCATCCATGTTGTATTGCTCCATGATTTTGTCCGTTTTACCAATGGAGTTGTTTAAATCCGTGTCATTGATATTGGCAAATTCTATAAACTGCTTTGAAAGGTCTTTGAGGGTGTCCCCGGTGGCTCCAAAACGGGTATTGATTTCTCCAACGGCCGTTCCGGCATCCTGCATTTCAATAGGCATTTCCGTAAAAAGGTCATCCGCAATTCCGTTCAGTTCTTCCAGGGCTTCCCCGGTGGCTCCCGTCTTTGTAATGATAGTATCGTAACCATCATCCAATTCCATTGCCGCCGCTACCCCGGCACCACCTAAAGCCGTAACCCCAGCGGTCACTGGCAAAAGTTTATTGCCAATGTCCGTGGCTTTGCCGCCTACTTTTCCAAACGCTTCCCCCACTTTTTCCAGGGAAAGATTGCTTTTCCCGGCTTCCTCTTCTAATTTCTTCAAAGAAAGTTCCGTGGCTTCAATCTCTCTTTTGATAGCCCGGTATTGTTCCTCTGAAACTTCGCCTTTTTTAAACTGTTCTTCCACCTGGGCTTCTGCCGTTTTGAGAACGTCCAGTTTTTCCTTGGTTTCTCCCACGGCTTTTGTAAGTAACTGCTGCTTTTGTGCCAGGGCTTCGGTATTCTTGGGGTCTAATTTCAGCAGTTTTTCCACTTCTCTAAGTTCTGCCTGGGTGCTTTTCACGTTTTTATTTACGCCGCCCAGGGCCTTGTCAAGTTTCGTGGTATCGCCGCCAATTTCAATGGTTATACCCTTTATATTGTTAGCCATGCCTTAACCCCCTTTCTTCTTAAAATTCTTCCGCAATCCCTCACGGTCCGGCTTGGTCTGCTCCATACGCCAACAGTTTTTCAGATATTCCCGGCCCTCTTCTGTCTTTGAGTTTTCAAAAATCATGGCTTCACGCATAAAAAATAAATACACGTCAATTTCCATTTCCTGGACTTCGTAAATATCAATATGGCAATAGTCCATTACTAACTTTTCCGGCCGTGTAAGAAGTGTATATGGTATCTCGTCCCCTTTATCCTGGCGTGGATAAAAGGGCATTTTTAGTTTGGGTTTGCTTTTAACTCGTCCACAAATTCCATATAGGCTTCCAGGATGGCGGTACACTCTTCAATGTCGTAATCTTCCACATCCTCTGCCGTTACGGGCACCTTTCCCATGTTATTGCTCAACACTGCTGCCAATAAACGGTAAATGCTTTCCGTATCTTCAATAGTGGGGTTGCCCTCGTCCGTATCTTCCAGGTCTTTGATGGCTTCAAAAACGTGTTTCTGCGGCATCCTCACAAGGATTTTCTTTCCCTTTTCGGTCACGTTCCCGGCTTCGTCCGTCTTGTCCTTTAATGTGAACGGCCAGAACGTCCTTTTTAACTTATTGCAATTAAATTCTTTCACTGCCATAGTGGTATTCTCCTTTCAAAAAAGCGGCCGGGGTTTTCCCTGGCCGCTTTGATGGTTTCTACAAGGTATCGGATGCGGTTATGGTTCCATATCCTCTTCATACAAAATAAGCGTGCCCTCTTTATCCATGGGCTGTGCTTTAAATTCTGCATCAATAACCGTTTCACTGTCCTTGGCAAAAGCAATGGTAAATCCGGCCTGGTTGCTTCCGACAATGGTAACTCTCACGTCCCCGTCCACGGTGTCCTTATGGACAAAATGAAGTACATAACGCTTTCCGTCTGCATTTCCAATACCACCGATTTTTACAGTACGCTTTTTCTTCTCTGCATCTTCGGTTACTCTGGCCGTCTGGCATAATTTCTTTAACGTGGTTCCGCACCATGTCATAATGCCGGATTTCATGGTTGCTTCCTCTTCGGTAATGATAACCTTGGAAACTTTGCCCATATCGTCTTTGGCTTCATAAAAAGAGGGTGCATACTCAATTTCTGCACCGCCTTTAATGTGGCCCAGGCGGTTTTCTTCGGTTTCCAGTTCTTCGTTGGTCGGCATTTCCGCATTTGTTCCCTCAAACTCGGTACAATACAAATCGCCGGAACCTAAAACAATGCTTTCTTTGTTCATACTCTGTTTACTCCTTTCGTTTTGGTAAGTAACCCTTTGATTTCATAGGCAGTTTGGTAACATTCTTCGTCC